CTCCTTCGCGACCGGGTCAGCCAATCGATTCTTGATTGGTCAGATATTCTCTGGGACAAGAATCTGATCTCGATCCGGGATGAGGTCGCCAAACAAACCCGAGCCGCAGATCGGCGTCGGCTGATTCCGCTCGAGCCGGCCGCCAAGGAGTGGTTACTCATGGTCAAAGGAATCTCGGGCCCAGTCGTCAGCATTTGGCAATCGACCCATACCAAGTTGACTCGGGAACTTTTCAAGGCGCTCGAGATTGATCTTCCTGAAAACGGTCTCCGCAATTCATATGCGTCTTATGCCCAAACGTTCCGGAGTGCTGGCGACGTGGCAAAGGCGTGCGGGGATCTCGAAGCAACAATCAAACGGTTCTATACCCAATTGCTTGAGCCAGGGATCGGTAGAGCTTGGTTCGATATCCGGCCCAGTAGTTCACCAAAGATCATTTCGATCGCAGTTTAGGCTTATTTCAATCCCTTACCCCGGTATTGAGAAGATTTCTCGGTGCCGGGTTTTGTTTTTTCAACAAAGCGCAAAGGCGGTTCAATTTCTCGACCTCCTTCGCTTTGTTCAATCAATTGGGTTATGATGCGACGCCAAAGCTGCGCAAGTTTTTCATATCCAAATTGTTCAGCCAGTTCGTGAAGTCTGGCTTCTTCAGTTTCCGATGCCCGACAAGTTGGTAAATTAATGTTCCGCTTTTCTCGTTTTCTCCTAGGCATAAAGCGCTTCCGAGAAAAACCAAGCCATGCATTGAAATTCTACGCGACTTAAGAATTGCCAATAATTGCCTAGAATTGTGTATGCATTCCATGCAAGTTGCAATATATCTAATTATTACAGAAAATTCAGGAATTTTCCTTGCGGTTCGCATCCAAGATTCCTATTCCTGACAGTTGCCTCTCGAACGATAGAGGCATGATTTGAATAGCGATTTTTTCCAACCATGGACAAACGGGACTTTTTTTCTTTACAAGAAGCTGCGATTCCCCCGCCTTGTCTTTTTTCTTTAAAAAGAGAACGGCTCAGGATCGTGAGCCCCGAGCCGTTCTTTTGTTTCTTTAAGGTGGTCCACCTTTGTTAAACAATACGCAGGGTCGATCAGTAATGACCAACAATGCGCAACGTTGTGATTTGTGCCTATTTTGTGGCGGAAATGCAAGCGTGATTTTCAAGTGAGCTTTTGATTTCTTAAGTATCAAAAGAAATCAGGACCACGTTTCCACGCAAACGTTTTCCAAGTTCGCAGGGTTCCCGATCGTGGATCGGCTCGATGATATTTATCTGAAGTTGCTCGAACTCGAGCCGGAACTTCGCAGCCATTTTATCAATGCGGTTGGCGGTTCTGCACAGCTTGCTCTTCTTATCGCCCAAAAATTCGGGATCGAGATGAGCGCCAAGGATGCCGCACACGTTCTTGGGCTATCGCTAAGCGGTTCCAGGAAACGACTGGGAAAAATCAAGGGGAAAAAATCGCCTAAAAGTGACCCTGAATCGGTCCAAATCGGTCCAAAAGTGACCCGAAAACGTCCCTCGCGCAAAAGGCTGAACTGAAATCAGGGCCATTAAGGCATATGCACGGATTTCCTGCATGGCCGTTATGAGCGAATTGTTTCTTCCTCCTTTCAGCGAAAAGTCGGCGCCATTGACGATTGCTGATCTTGCTCAGATCATGAGGTTTCATCCGCGGACAATCAGTCGGTTGGCGCGCACGGGTCAGATTCCCGGTGCGTTCCAGGTCGCCGGCAAACGTGGAGGTTGGCGGTTCAAACGCAAAACCTTTCTCATCTGGTGGGAAAACCAAGGAAATTAAAAATGGAGACCATACCGCAACCCAGTCCCATGAACACTCAGTTATTTCTTTTTGGCTTTTGGCTGGCGACCACGCCGGATCCGTGGCGGTGCATCGCGCCCGATGTCGCGAGGATTGTACAAGCCGACTGCGATCAGGTCGCGCTCAAAGAGCCGGCGCAGATAATCGCTCCGGCTATCGAGGCCGAGCTCCACACAACGCCGGTTGATGGCGGTTTCCATCTCGGGCGGGCAACTGAAGGAGAGGGAGACGTAGGTGCGGCCAGCGTTTTTTTTGGTAGTCATTTCCAGAAATGGCTAATGAGAGTCCCAACGATTACGGTGCCAACGATCCAGCGAATCATCTCGAATTTGGCGTCCTTGATTTCGGTACGCACCTTTTCAATTTCGGCTTGCAATTCGCGTCGCATTTTTTCGATCTCGGCTTGCAATTCGCGTCGCACCTTTTCGATCTCCGTCTGCAATTCGCGTCGCACCTTTTCGATCTCCGTCTGCAATTCGCGTCGCATCTTTTCCATTTCTGTTCGCAGCCTTTCAAAGTGGCTTTCGAACCATGAACGGTCGCGCTCCTCGAAAGTTTCAAGAATGGCTTCCGCCTGTTTATCGGGTAAGCCGGCGAGCTTCAATTTATTCAATGCTTCAATAACGGTCACAACATGACAATACGACCCAGTACGATGAAAACAAAGCACAAAGTTCCCGTGCAGAAACTTTCAATTACTGTTCCGGAAGAGCTTAAACCGCTGATCCGGCAACGGGCTGAAAGCCTCGATCTGACCGTATCACAATATATTCGGCGACTGGTCAACTCTGACGGGAAAAGTCCTTAAGTTTAGTACGACTCAGTCGTATTCAGTAATAACCATGAAACGACATCCTCGCATCGCTCAAATTGATAATCGCTGGCGCGCTCGCCGTGTGCTGAAAAGCCTGTGGCTTTTACACCCGGAGCATTCGGAAGGCCGACGTTATTTTGAAGCCATTTACGATGCCACATTTTTCATTGCCTAACCCATGAATAACGACAACCAAACCACTACCATTGAACCGGCAACCGAAGTTAACCCGTTTGCCGAGCGGGCGGCCGAGGAGGCGGCTAAGCCGAAGAAGGCAAGCGTGCTTAACCAGGTGACGGTACGCAAACGTAAGCGGCCGGTGATGGCGCTTCTGTACGGTCAGCCGGGCATAGGCAAAAGCACGTGGGCCGCTGGCGCGCCAAAGCCGATCTTTATTTCTACCGAGCGCGGACTTGACCAATTGAACGTCGCCAAGTTGCCGGCTCCCAAAGATTTTAAATCGCTTTACGAGCAAGTCGATGCGCTTGACAAGGAAGAACACGACTACCAAACGGCCGTACTGGATACGATTGACGGCACTGAATTACTGATCTTTGGGCGGGTATGCCAGGAAGGGAAGGTCACCAGCATTGAGCAGTTCGCTGGCGGATACGGCAAAGGATTCCAGCGCGCTCGTGAGCTCTGGGTTGGTCTCCTAAATAAACTCACCGATATGAGCGAACGGATGAATGTCATTCTGATCTCGCATTCGATGATCAAGACTATTGCCGATCCGTCCCTTTCGGCACCCTACGACGTGCATCAAGTCAGGTTGCAAGAGAAAAGCGCAGCGATTGTTTATCAAGCGGTCGATACGGTGCTCTTCGCCCAGCTCGATACGACTATCCAGAAGGATTCGCCCAAGGCGCGCAAAGGCAGGGGAATCGTGAGCGGCGATCGGCTGCTCTGGACTGAACCGGGGACCGGATTTATCGCCAAGAACCGATTCGATTTAGAGTCACCGATTGAATTCAGCTGGGCCGCGCTTGAGGCTGGCATTAATAAATTTTACGAGCGATGAGCAATTATCGTTATCAAGGTGAACCCGAGCAGCGCGTTTTTGGCGCGTTGCCGGAAGGTGATTACCAGTTTGTGGTGGCTGAGATTGACGAGCCGTACACTAATCCAAAGAGCGGCAACGACGTTTTGCCGGTCAAGCTAAAGCATTCAGCCGCAAGGTGTACCGGTGTTCGCTAACCCGTGGTGCGGGACGGACAAGAACGGTGAAAAGCGGGACGGCATTGCCGAATTCCTTTTAGCCGTTAATCGGGTACCGAAGATCGGCGAAGAGCCGGATTGGAAACGATTAGTCGGCGCCAAAGGCAAATGCCGGCTGAAAGTAGAAATTGCTAGCCAAGGATCGCTGGCCGGCAAAGAGGTTAACAAGGTGGCATGGTTCCATCGTCCGAAACAGGTCGGGCCAACCGCCGAACAGCCGCCGCCAAGCTATAGCGAGCCCGAGGTTAAGAAAGCCGCAAAAGCCGCTCAAGCGGCGGCCGGCGGGGACGATCTAGCACCCGATGATATCCCTTTTTAGTTATGGAATATAAAAATATAGCTGCTGCTAAGCGGTGTCTGGGCCTATTGGAATGCGAGAAGTGCGGCAGCCGTAAAAACGTCGAACTGCATCATCCTGACTATGATAAGCCGTGGGAAGTGGAGCCGCTGTGTCTTACTTGTCATCGAGCGTGGCATGGTCTCCTACGTAGGATTATACGCAAGTGCAAGGAAAAGGGGCTGCTATGATTGATGAACGCGAAGGGTTGCCAAGCGCTTCGGCTTTCAGAAGATACGAGCTCTGTACAGGAGCTTTTCAGCTTGAGCAGGAAGCCAAACGATTAAATCAGGAGGCGCACGTAGGCAGTCCAGCAGCCAAACGTGGTACGCTTATCCATGCTTATCTGGCCGGCGAGGTCGATGAAGACGGCACCGAAATTAAGCTCGATGACTCCGAGCAATCGACTGCTGATTTTCTCCAGGAGCGCGCAACCGATCAAGTGCATCGGATTTTTGGCGATGAGCCGACTTTAGAGTTGGCCGAGAAACGGCTCTGGCTCATGGTCAACGGCCAGAAATTGGCTAGCGGCCGGTTCGATCGGTGCGTTTACACGCCCACCGTCGCGCTGGTACAGGATTTCAAGACCGGGTGGGCTGAGCCGGATTCGGCCGAGCAAAATAGCCAGATGAAGCTGTTAGCAGTCTTAGTAGGGTTGAACTTGCCGCGGACGTTGTGCAAGGTGATCGTACAAGTCATTAGCGGGCCTTACGGGGTGAGCGAGGCTACATATGATTACCCGGCGCTTGCCAAGGCCTATTCTGATATCTTGGCGACGCTGCGGGCTATCCAAGACCCTCTTGCGCCACTCTCTCCAAGCCCGGAGGCATGCCGGTATTGTCCGGCAATCAATGTGTGCCAGGCGGTCAAGAGTCTTGCCCCAGCGATGAGGGAAGTTGAAGCATTGCCCGATGGTGAGATCGGTGCCGAATTACTTGATTCAGTGGAAGTGCTCCAGAAACGCTTGGATTCGATTCGGGAATATTACGCTCGCCGACTGACTGAAGATCCTAGCTACGATCTGCCGCGTTATGCGATGGTGCCTGGGGTGGTTCGACGCGAGGTGACCGATTGGGAGGCTGCCCGTCGACGCTTAGGCGAATGGCTGGAGCTGGACGATATCGAAGGCGCGGCCAACTACCGGCTGGGCGATCTCGAGAAAGCGCTGGGCAAGAAATTGCAGCTCCGCGGCAAAGAGCTCAAGGCGCGCATGGGTGAGATCCTGAACGGCTTGATTGAGGAGAAATCCAATGCGGCCTCGCTCCGAAGAGTGTCGGGAAAAAAACTGGTCACGATCGAGCTGCCGTGAGGCGTACATTTTATGGCTTTTACTTTAATTGAAACAATCGATGCTGATCCAAATTTTATCCTGGCTCAATGTGAGGAATCCGAACATTTCAAGTCCGGTGATTACGTATGGATTGCGAACAAACTAACGCATTGGGTTGGGCAATTGACCCAACCACCGATTCCGATTCATCGTTCCAACCAGGACCCGACTTCACCAGCTTTGCTTAACTTGGCACAACTGATGGCGCAGAATCCTGGGATTCTGCCAGGTGAAATTGCCCATATCATTAAAGTCGAAGTCCGCGGCGAAATCACTGATGGCGAGATGGGCGAGATCGAAACGCGATGGGCTGGAGGCGCTCAAGTCAATACGATGACTGCAGAAGATGTTGTCAGATATCTTCGGATTCCAGTCTATATGGAACGGTCAATCTGCGGCTCTAACGCTATCGGGATAAACACCAACGCCGCTAACACACCATTCTGTTTGACTGAACTGATGCTCGACTCTCACGTCATGATTAGCGGAGCGACCAATTCAGGTAAAAGCAACGTGATTATGAACGTTGCGGATCAAGCGCTTGCTAACGGGGATTGCGTTTTCCTGTATGACAGCAAACCGGATTTCCGGTTGATCGCAGAGTCTAATAGCGACCGGGCGGTAACTAAAATATGGAACACGTTCAGCCATCTAAAGAAGGTTCCACACGGGTTTAACAATGTTTACTCGATCGGATTCTATGGGAAGTGCAATAAGAAGCGGGTTCACAAAGTCGTTGGATTCTGGGCCTCAAGCTTTGAGCCGGATGAACTGGCTAGCCTCTTTTTCCAGGATCGGCGCGAGAAACTGCAGTTTGAAGCCTTTGAAGCAGCTGCTTCCGAATTACAACGCCGGATGCTCGCGGAGAATTGGAATCATTACACGATTGATGACGTCTTAGCCACAGTGGAAAAAGGCCGGAGAGGCGGCAAAAACCAGCCAAATGGCGGCAGCACGGACGGGCGGACGGTCGATTCAGTAATCAGTAAAGTCCGTAAACGCCGGAACCGGTTAACCTGGCTTGACGCGGTTGGGGTGGATCTCGAGCCTGGTGCATTTGGAGGAGGCAGTGGTCGGCTAGTTGAGGAATTCGATTTTAGGAACGTCGTTACGCCGGAACGGCTTGTGCATGTGAGCCTGGAATCGATCCGTAACCCCGGTGATCACGCCATGATTGTGGCATATTTTCTTCGATCCGGGTTCGAGTATTGCCAAAATGATGACGCTATCGGGATTACCCAGATTATCGATGAAGCCAGCCGGATTTTTGATAATAAAAGCGATTTTGCCGGACCGTTAATCGGCGCATTCAACACCGCAGTGCGTGAAGGGCGTAGCCGTAATCATGCGCTTGTGCTCTCGCTTCAGAATGCCAGCCAGCTACCTCCCGATGTGATGCAGAATCTTTGCACCCATATCGTGATGAAACAGAACAATCTGCGAGTGGCCAAGGACGCGACGCAGGCCATGGGCGAAGAGTTTGCCCAGCGGTCGACTCGGTTAGCCCGCGGAAAAGGCTTGGTAAAGATGGACGATTCTCCAGCGATTCTTTCGGTCGCGTTTGCGCCCTCGCCCTGCGAGCTCGAACGGATCGATAACAAAGGAAAATTTCTGTGAGTGCAACAAAGCAGCCTTCCTCATTCGAACTCCTGATTCGGAACAGTCGCGAAAATCAATATAACGATTTTCTAGTTAATCCAGGTTTAGTCACTGATTCAATCATCACCGGGTTAACTAGTCCAGCTGCCATGGACGCGGCAAAACGTGCTCGGCAGCATATCGAGGCGTATCCAGACCGGTTGCATCAAATGCAGTTTGGTGTTCAAAGTTCAGCGCCGGAACTATTGGCGGGAGAGGTG